TGCAATTGTGGCGGCATACGAACCAATACAAATTTTTGTGTCCGGGTTCAATCCCAACATAAAAGCGGGTAATTTTCGGCTTGAACCCTCCGATTTTCCGTGCTGGGGCGGCATTTGCACAATCATTTTTTTTATTTCCCCGTGGGCGAACTTATCCAATAGCGTATAATAAACGACGTGGAACGGTTCTAAAGTCAAATCCGGTTGCATGTACCGGGCAAAGTTTATCAGCCTATGGCGTGCCGCCGCTTTTACTATCTCGCCGGGGTTGTTTTTCAATGCTGCATACATTTTAAGCAATTGTTCTTTATCCATTTTGTTTAATTCTTAAAAATAGACCATATATTTTTGTCTTACCCCCGTATTTTTTCTGACTTAAAAACCGGGAATCTTAAAAAACAACCAATTTATTGTTTCATTTTCCATTTGTCGCACGCTTTTTCCGAACGTATTATACTGCGATTTTCGACAAACGAGCATTTTAAACAAATTGGGTTCCCGTCCATATCCAAATTTGAATGGTCGTAATAATATTTACCCCAACCACTATTCCCGCACGTGTGTACGGGTTTCGGTTCATCTTTTTTCTTGATATTATTCTTTGTTGTTCGTACCATCGTCAATTACTCCTTTTTCTGCTAATTGTTTTTTATATTCTGCTGTTTGCAATTTATCGGCGACCGCAAACAACAAATCCTCCGGTATTGCGGCAATATCATATTTCGGCGCATCGCTATTTGTATTTTCTTTCAATCCCGGTATATCAACTTTTATTGGCGCATCAAATCCCAACATCTTTGCCCGGCGTTGCTGTACATTCAAAAGCAAATCCAAAAACCGGGGGTTTCCGGCGGACGTTTCCGTTGTGGTTTCCTCATACCCGTAATATTCCGGGTTGTCGCCATCCTCCAACACTTTACGGGGCTTTGCGTTCTGTCTGTTTTTCTCTCGCAATTTCCCGGTCTTTGAACGTTCCCACGCCTCCCACAATTCAACCTCCATTTTATCCAACTTTCGCAATTCCTGCGTAACGTAATCGTCTATATTTTCCATACGTTCACGTTTCCACTCAATTAGCAATTGTTGCATATCCCAATATACCATTTGTTTTGTTATGGTATAACCGACGCCACGCCGGGCGTTTTCCTCATTCAGTCTTTCCGAAATCTCCCTATACGTGTAACCACGTAAAAACAGATTTGAACAAAAAGCCAAATCAAACTCCCTTTGGTCTTTTGTTCGTTTGCACATTTTCGGGCGTCCGCCCCTTTGTCTTTTACTTGCTTCCATTTTCCAACCTTTTTATAACAGCAAAGCCATTTACTTTGCTTTCCTCTCAAACGTCGCTTTCCCTTTGCTTGTTATTTTCGGGGAATTTTCGTTTTAAGCGGGTTTCGTTTGTTCCTTGATACTTTTATTGTCTTTTGTATTTTCGTCGCCCTACGGGGTTAATTTTGGTTTTCTTTCGTTTCTGTACCTAAACGGCAAAGCCCCGGTTATAATTCCGGGGCGTTTTTTATGCCTTATATATCTTGTCCCATGTATTTGCATGAATAATTATCTTTGACGGTTCCCCGTCCTTTTTTATGGTTCTTATATCATACGAAAAATCTCCATAATCATTTGCATATATTTTTTCAATTATTCCGCTTCTGTTTGGGGTAAATATAACTTTTTCGCCTACCTTGAAAGGACAATTTGCAGCATTATAGCTTTCTACTGCTTTTTCCCTTTCTTTATCATTAAACTGCAAAGCCTTTTCCCTTATATGGTTTAATTCTGCCATTCTTTTTACGTATGTTTCTTTATCCATAACTTTATTATTTTTCTGTTGGCAAATCTACGGTTAACAATACGGGTTGCAATGGTTGGTTAAACGTCAGCATTGACAAATGTATTGTTCCGGTTTCTTTTATTCTCTCCAATTCCTCAGGAGATAACTGCCATTTGGTAATTATAAGCCCCTGAGGGTTATTGTGGATTTTCATTGCAGGTAACGGCATATATTCCGGTTGGTCTTTTGCAAAGCCTACGTTCACTCCGGGGAATTTAATTGGTTTCACCTTCTCTTTCTTTAATTTTGGTTTACATCACAACGTTTAAAGCACCACATAGCACCAACTCTTTCTCCACCTTCATTAATTGTTCTTTCCTTCCATTTAAATGTAATCTTTTTTTTCATAATTTTAAAATTTACCTATTAATAACAATCTTTCTCTTATCTCTAATTGATATTTTGGTTTAACTAAGTAATAAACTAATGTTTCTACGTAATCTAAATCATAATTTGTTCTACCTTGTATTTTAAAATGTTGGATTCCATTTTTGACATACATAGGTATTTCTTCTGATTTAACAAACAAAGGAAATTTCATCATACCATATAAAGGTCTTGCCACACATTCTCCGTTGTAAGCATCACAAACATTTGTTTCAATGTTTTCTCCCAAACTTGCTCTATCGTATATCTCGAAATGTTCCTTTCTTTTTCCACACACAATAGTACATACATCATTTACGAGGATTTCACATTTATCTTTATTGGGTAAAGAAAAAAGAAAGTCAAAATCTTTTGTAAGATTCCCATCTATTATTACTCTTTTATATTTGTTTGAAATAATAGCTTTTATAGTATCTTCTTTATTTAGACATCTTGTTATAGATGATATTAAATTCACATTTGGGAATTTTCTTTTTATATACTCCTCTAAAATATAGGAATTAACAATAATATCCGTATTTGTATTTTTTACGAATGTTTCTAATAATGTATTCCCGTCTGCATCAGACAGATGTTCTTGTTTTAATAAGGAATTTGTGAAAACCAATTCACTACATATATTAGCGAATTTACTCATAAAATTAGCAACTTGAATCGGATTAGAAGTTTCATTTCGTACAACTCTTCCGCTTCCCCATTTAGACTTATTGCATCCATATACCCCTGATATTTCAACGTATGGTATAAATTTAAACCTTTCATTTTGATAAATATCCAATAACGTTGATATTATTGGATATTTCTCTAACAACCCAGCTATGTGAAAAAACGCTTTATCCATTTTGTTATTTCTATACTAAAAACATTATTAATTTAATACAATCAAATTATTTTACCTATCAAATAAACTCATACCTCAACATGTTCAACTTGTGGTAACTTCTTTATGTATTCCAACATCGCCGTTTTGCTTTCCTCGGTTTCGTCGGTTCTGTTTATTACCAACTGAATAACTTCCAAAAGATAATCGCTATCAATACACGCATTATCAACGTCGGTAATATTATACAATGGTTCCGTTATTTCCTTGACGGCTTTAAATGCTTCTTTTGTCAACTTTGCGGCTTTTTTGAATCTCATTTTTTCGCCCTTTTCAAAGCATTTGCCTAAATGGTTTAATTTATCATCAGCGTAAAAAACGCATGTATGTGCCATGTCCGCCAAAAGATACGCCGTATTTGTAAGGAACAACGCTTTTTTTCTTAATTCTTCTTTTTCTTCGTTTGTCATAGTCTTTTGTTAAAACGGTTCTCAAAATGTTTGTATTATTCGGCGGTTTCCTGCTGCATATTACCGCAAACCGGGCTTTCCGGTTTGTTGTGTGGGTGTTTGCGCATAAATTCCGGGTTTTTCTCACGTCCTGCAATTTTAGTATATGCCATTTCCCGCAATTCCTTTTGGCTATACCCTAATAATGCCGTAATATGGAATAAAACAACGTTTACATCCGCCAATTCGTCGATAATATCATGCGTTCCGGGATTAATTTCGTTTATTTCTCTTTGCGTTTTTTCCCTGCTTAAATATCTTTCAAACGCTTCAAACAATTCGTTGTATTCCTCGGCTAATTTTTCCAATCTCTTTTCTATGTTCCTGCCGAAAAGTTTATTCATCTTTTCAAACAATCTCTTTTCGTCAAAGGTCAATCCGGCGGTATTGGCGTCTTTTTCTTCAAAATTAGCCATAAACGTTTGCATATCCATTTTGCCAAATTTTCCGTCCGGTGTCAATACAATAAAATTTCCCTCCGGTACGTCCAACATTACGCCGTTTTCGGTCGGGAATGAATAAACCGCCAAACCTCCTTGCTTTCTCGGAATCTGCATTATTCCGCCTCCGGTAAAAATCTGCAATTTTTCCCAATTATCACGCTTTACGGGTAATGCACGAACTTCTAACAATCGGCGGCAATAAATATCCCCGGCGGTTTCGTCCGGCATACCTAAATTTGTGCGCAACTCATTTGGCAAATTTCCCGCCCCTTTTTCGTATTCAACAAAGAATATTGCACCACGCAAAAGGTTTTGTTCTTTAATCGTCCTTACGTCTTTTATTCTTTTTCCGTATCTGCCTTGAACTGCATATATTGCGGCTTCAATTATTCTTTCCTCTTTGTCCGGGGCGTACATTTTAAGTTCAAAGTAATTTTCTTTCTCTGTAACTTCCGGTTCTGTTCCCGTTACATCTTCAATCATCAAAAACGTTTCCGCATCAAACGGAATAAATCTTTTCTTTTCCATCGCTTTTTTCTGTTATGTTATATAATTTTCTGAAATATATTACTTTATTATCGCTACGGCTTGTTCTGTGGCATTTAAGCCCAACCGCCGGGCAATCGTCTTTATGGATAACGCAACATGCGCATCTACTCAAACATACAAATTTGCCAACCTTTTCAATCAGTTTATCAGACGGTTTAACCCATCTTTCCGCAATTATTACCATACCCCGGTAAACTGCACGTTCGCCGGGGTTATATTCACGCCCGGGTTCAAACGGATGTGGTTTCTTTATTCTCATTTTCTATCGAACTAACCAACAAATCCAAATTTTCCTCTGTTCCGGAAATTGAAATTCTTGCTTTCCCTGCTCCCATTACCGCCAATTCCGTAATTGTGCAATCATATTTGCCTGCGGATTTTTGAAACTTTGCCGCCTCATTTAATGGCAATATTTTTGTTATCTCTTTCATCGCTCACGTTTTTAGTATTTTACATTACAAAGTTAATAATTTCTTTTGGTTTTTATCCATATCAGCCGGAAACCAACGGAAAAACAAAGCAATTTAATTTCAATATCTAAATAAACGTCATGTCCTTTTACGCCCTCAACCATAACTCCGGGCGTCAAATAAAATTGCTTATACTTCCACAAACTTTGCAGATACAAATAAAACCCGATACGTCCAATATGGAATCCGATTGTTTTCATTTCTCTATCTGTTTTTTTATCTGTTCCCAACTCTTTTTGTCAATTACCATTTTCCGGGGGTATTGTATTATTTCGCCCTTGGTATATACGAGATTATAGATACCCAATTGCCCCTTAATTGGCATTTCAACAACACGTCTTGGGTTGCGCATCATCCATCCGAAACCCTTTGTTATTTTTGCCCTCTTTTCCTTTGGAATCCGGGTGTTTTCCCAATCCTCCGGCGTAAACTCTTTTATCGGCTTCACGTCGTACAACTCAACCAATCCCAAAGTAACGCCGCTTTCCATTCCGGGATAAACCGGTTTTGCCGACGAACAAATAAGAACGTCGCCACGGTATGACGTTTTTTTGCTTCTAACTTCAATTGATTTTCGCCCGTAAACAACGCCGTTTTCGTCTTTGTATGCCGCCGTTACCAAATCATTTGCGTATGGCTGTTTGACGGTCAACGCACGCCAACGGTCATGCTTTTCCGGGTTGTAATCCTTATTGCTGTACTGCATATCATTTCGCTTTTTTGTTATTCCCGGCGGGCTGGTCATATACTGCAAAACCAATCGGTCGTCTTGGCCCCGGTTCCGGTTGTTTCGGCAGGATAAACTCACAAACCGCAATAACCTTATTTCCTTTTGTCCGGGTGCCAATCAGACGGGAACCCGCCGGAATTTTTATTTCAATTTCAAATCTCATTTTCAAAACGGCAAATCATCATTTGGCGTTGGTGGCGGTGGCGTTGGTGCTGCTCCCTGCTGTCCTCCGTTCTGTCCGTCTTTCTTTGGCGTCAACATTTCCATATCATACCCGTAAACCTCGGTAATAAAATGTTTAACGCCGTTGTTGTCCTCATAACTGCGGGTTCTCAATTCCCCCTCAATGTATAATTTATCGCCCTTTTTAACGTACTGCTCGGCTATCTTTGCCAAACCATTTGACAATACAATGTTGTGCCACTCTGTACGTTCCGGAATCTCTCTGCCGTCTTTTGTCGTGAATCCTCTTTTGGTTGTTGCCAACGGGAATTGTGCGACAACTCCGCCATTATCAAACGTTTTAACGTCGGGGGCTTTTCCGGTATGCCCCATCAAAATAACCTTGTTTACACTCATACAAAAAACGTTTTAATTATCCAAACAATGATACTATACAACGCCCACATATAAGACGCAACCGTTAACGTCACGAACGTGTATAACGCAATTTTATATCCGGTTTCTGATTTTATTTTCATGTCACTTGAATTTTACGCAATCCAACAAATATTGTTTCTTATTGTCCGACCATCCAGCGGCATGGTTTATCGCTTTTCGGTCGTCGTCGTGTACGAACTCACATATCCAACCGCCGACGCTTGATTTTTGAACCAATCGAACCAATTTACCAACAATGAAAGAACGCAATTTGTAATAACTTGAATTTTCGCCAACAAACAAAACCCGTCTTTCTGCATTTATTTCGGGCGGATTTTCGATTTGCGGGCGTTTCTCCCTTTCCGGGTACCTTTGTACCCTTTTAAAATCATCTTGGATTGAACGGCGGGAAATTGCCCCGTAATCGGGTGTTCTTTTTTTCGTTATCATATTTTCAAACTTCTGTATTCGTTTTTAAGCAATTCAATAATCCGGACGTTGCCCGGATATATACGCATTTTCGTTTTATCCCCATTCTCCCAACATGAATGATGTTCAAAACATAGTATATTTATATTTCTTGCATCATGCGCCATTTCGGGAAACGCTCCACGGGTCAATATATGCGAACAATAAACGGCGGAATAATTCCGTAACGGCTTTAAACATTCCTCGCATCTGTGCGGCTTATGTTCCCAAACCCACCGGAAAAACCGTTGGTTGGCAATGGGAATGTCGCCACGTCCTAAAACGCAATGCCCGAACAATTCCCGTTGTAACTCAACACGCAACCGTATATCTAACCGAAAATTACGAATATCCAATAACGGCTCGTAACCACGTGCAACGCAATATTCATATTCGCAACGCTCGGTCAACAATATTGGCTCCATTACATATTGTTTGTATCGTCCGCCGGGTCTGCCATTTCCGGGAACATATCATTTTCATTTTCGTTGTCTGCATCATTTACGTAAACTAACGGGTTTGGTTCCCCATCAGCCCCGAACAAATCCATTTGCGCCTTTTTGCCCTCAAACAGAAATTCGTAAACCTCGTTTTCAATATCGCAAACAATGTTTTCCAACTCTTCCTCAAAACCGAACGTTTCAATGTTGTATTTCATTCGTGGGGTGTTGATTGCTGTTTTCTGATTGTTTGATATGGTAAACAATCCGGTTAAAACGACGCCTACGTTATCATCCTGCCCGGACAAAGAAACGCCCCTAACCTCTATATTGCCCAAACATTCTTCCGCAAATGCGGCTGCAATATCTGTTTGTTTCTTTGTTGCTTTAAACTCCGGCGTTGCCATCATGGTTTTAAATGACGTTATGTTGAATACACGTCCCATAATCGGGCGCAAATCATTAAACAAATTACGCAAATCCGGGTGTATGTCTTTTGCACTCAATACATGGTATTTGTTCGTGTAACTCTCATTTCCGACAACTTCCGTTACTTCATAATGTACGTCTAACCCGCCATCTTTCAATAACTTTACTTTCGATAATGAAAACTTTTCCTTTGTAGGAATCGGCATAACATTTTGTTTTTTTTCGCTCATAATTTTTAATCTTTATTGTTTCCCGGTTCCTCCGGGTCGGTTTCTTCTTGGAAATACTCGCAAGGTTCATCATCAGCACAACGACCGGACAAACAACATACCGGATAATCCACGCAATCAATGCACATTTTTTTTTCGTTCATAATTTAAAAGTCTGTTTCATTTAACAATTTTGCAACCTTGTTTTCCGGCTCTGCATCCGGTGCAAATATCGGTTTCGGGTCGTGAACTAAAACTTCCCTTTTTACCTTTTTGGTCTTTGCGGGTTCCGGTTCCGGGTTAAACTTCAATTGTTCCGCCGGATATTCTTTTGGTTTCAGTTCTATAATACCATTTTCCACCAAAACCGGAATACAACGTTTGCAGGCTTTCACGTCCTCCAACGCATCATGCGCCGGGAATGTTTCGCCGGGGAAACACTTGTTGTAAAGTTCCTCCAATTTCGGATATTTGCCCGGACGTCCGTTTGCATACAATGCGACAACAAATTTAATTGTTTTCATCATCGTATCAATTCGTTTGCCCTTAAACAATGCGTCCTCCGCTTTTGCGTCGTAATATTCACGACCCATAATGCGCAATATCATTGCTTTTACAATTGACGTATCAAAGTAAATGTTATGTCCGACCAACAAACGGGCTTTTTTGCAATCCTCCAAAAATTCGTCTATAATGTCAGCAAATGGGACGCCCTCGGCGTTTGCTCTCTCTGCTGTAATTCCGTGTACCTCAATTGAGGCCTCCGGTATTTCCCACCCCTCCGGCTTTATGATAAATGAACGTTCCTTTTCGTTTACCGCCCATGCCAATTGCACAATATTTGGAAATTCCGCAAAATCAACGTCCCATTTTGCGCCCTTTGGGGGCAACCCGGTTGTTTCACAATCGAACGTCAAAACATCTTTCATAATGTCGTTTATCTCATTTCCTTTGCTGTCTTTCAATGTTACTTTTTTCATAATAAAAAAATCTTTTTTGCCCGTCTTTATTGGGCGTTTGTTCAACATAATTTGCCCGTGTAATCCACACGCAACCGCATTTCAAACATTTAACCCGGCTATATCCGTGCGGCGTATATTGGTACCGGATAACCCGCCAATCTTTCAACGGGTAACATTTACGGGGTTGGTTACACTTACAAAACATAATTAAAAACTTTTTGGGTCGTCAATAAATATGCTGTATTCCTCGGCGGCAATCTGTTTTAAATGCTCAATGTGTTCTATCAATTCCGCATTGCTCAACTCTGATATTTTACGCAACCGGGTTTCATATTCCCCGGTTTCAATATTCGGTATTTGCTCATACATTACCGGGGACAACTCACGCAATCGGCGTTCGGTTTGTTCATCTGTCAGACGTTCGCCCGCCTCCCAAATTCCGGTTCTAAACGTTGGTACAACGTAATTGAAATAATACCCTTTCAATGCCTCCGACGAACCGGGGGACGCAACGGTAAAACGGGCGATTATGCGGCTACCTTTGTGCATTGCAAAGAATTGATTTAATTCGCCCATATACATTTGCAAACCGCCGTTGTTGTTAATCATCCCCGTTGCTGTTATCTCTCTTTTTTTCATTATCCAAGCATTTAACAAACAATTCTGTACTATTGTCTTTCTTTTCTTGGTCAACCAATTGTTTCATTGTAATATTAAACGCTTCGCCGCCAACTTCCAATATAAACTTTCTTTCGCTGCTTGAATATCCCTGCAACTTCTTATCTATTGCATTTGCATACAATACCGTCATTTGTCCCGGTTCAAAAACTCCTCGTTCCTGCAAACGGTCTATCGGGTGCCGCTTCAATGGTGCGTCCGCCATCATTCCGGCTTTTCTGCGGGTGTTTTCCAAATCGGAAATAACCACTTTCAGATTATTATAAAAAGCGGGTGTTTTCAACACGTCCGCAATTGTCATTTCTTTAACTTCCATATTGTTTTGTTTAAGGGAC